CGAAACCACCACATGACCAGCTGCCACTGCTGCGAAACCCCCTTACCCACCAAGGGGAAACGGGCCAAGATCACCATCTACCACAACTTCCTCGGAGACCGGGCCATCAACGAGAGCACCCAACTGCTGCTCTGCGCAGACTGCACCGAAGTAGTTGCCCGCAAAATCGCCCAGCTCCACGCACTCCACTGCGGAGAATAGGAAAACACTATGCTGTGCTGCACGCACCCAACCTGTACTGAAGATACACAAAAAGCCCGTCCTAGCCAGGCGGGCTTTTTTGTTTGCGCTCTGACTCCGTTCCCGCGGAGCCAGAGCCGGTGTCGGCACAAGGGCGCGACGGTGGCTGCACAGCCGCTTCAAGCATACCAAAGCTCCCGCTAACCCACACACCAACGCCCCTGACCAGCCACTTTGGACTCGCCCCAACGAACCCCCAACGAAAACTCCCTGACCTGCGGTAACGTCACCACCCATGAGCACCCCAGGAGTAGCCGGCGGCGAAATCACACCCCAAATGGAACGCATCGTCGACCTACGCAAACAACGCCTCTCCTACCGGGCAATAGCCAACGCCCTCGGCCTCCACTACACCACCGTGTACGAATCACACCAGGCCGCCCTCAAATACATCAAACGGCTACCCGAACACATCGAATCGTTTAAAGAGCTACGCCTAGTCGAAGAGTCCGAATACATCGACGCGCAGCTACGCCGGTACCACGAGATATACGACAAGTGTATGGAAACGGGAAAGTACCGAAACGCGATTGAGGCGTTGAATGGGGCGCACAAGTATGTGGAAACGCTGATCAAGTTGCAGGCGTTGGCGCCGCCTGAGCGACACAAAGTGGAGTTGACAGTTGATGATCTGCGGGCTGAGCTGCTGCGGATCGAGGCTGAGGTGGGGGAGATAACCAGTGAAGACATCGACGCTCTTAAGCAGATCAGTGCTTCGTGAGCGTGGGGTCCTAATCAAGGCCATCCTTGCTGCGGAGGAGAAGAAACGCCGTATGGCGCCGCCGCGGGAGTGGCTATCACAAGCGCGTCCTGAGCAGCTGCCGCCGGTGGGGGACTGGTCGGTGTGGATGGTGATGGCCGGCCGCGGGTTCGGTAAGACCCGTTCCGGCGCGGAATGGGTGGTGGGGGAGGCTTTGCAATGTCCGGGTACAACGTGGGCTGTGATCGGCGCGACGTGGCGGGACACGCAGGATGTGCCTTTGCGGGCGGTTCGGATGGCTCTGACTGGGTGTGAGTACCGGTATAACGCGTCTGATTTGCATTTCTATTTGGCTAATGGCTCGGAAATCATTGGGTATTCCGCGGACCGGCCGGACAGGTTGCGTGGCGCGAACTTGGCGGGTGCGTGGTGTGACGAGTTGAGCCATTTCCAGCGGGCTGGGCAGTTGTGGGATGAGGCTTTGGTCCCGGCTGTGCGTATCGGTGATAAGCCCCGGATTTTGGTTACTACGACACCGCGGCCGGTGCAGCTGATTAAGGATTTGGTGGCCCGTGATGACGGGTCGGTGGTGGTTGTCCGGGGTTCGACGTGGGATAACGCCGCTAATTTGTCGCAGGCTGCGTTGAATGAGTTGCGTAGGCGGTATGAGGGGACTCGTATCGGCCGTCAGGAGTTGCATGGTGAGTTGTTGACGGACGCGGAGAACGCGTTGTGGACACGGGATTTGGTGGACGCGGCGCAGTGGGTTCAGCCGGTGCCGGTGCTAGCGCAAACCATTGTTGCTGTGGACCCGTCGGGGTCGGCTACGGGGGACGCTACGGGCATTGTGACGGCTGGTGTGGACCCTGGTGGTGTGGTGTACGTGTTGGCGGATGACACGTGTAAGGGGTCCCCGGAGTACCGGTATGAGGAGGTTTGCCGTGCCGCGGCGAGGTCGGGTGCGGGAATCATCTTGTATGAGGCTGCTTATGGTGGGGACAACATTGCGCATGGTTTGCGGGCGGCGTGGCGTCATTTGGTGAGTGTTGGTGCCGTATCAGAGATGATGCCGATGTTGAAGCCGTCGCCTACGAAGTCGTCTAAGCAGGACAGGGCGCATCCTGTGGTCGCTTTGTATGAGCAGACCGCTGCTGGGACACCGCGGATTCGGCATGGGCATGTGTTGCCGGAGCTTGAGGATGAGATGGTGCAGTGGGAACCGGGTTGTGGGTGGTCTCCGAACCGTTTGGATGCTTTGGTGCATGGTGTGCGCTATTTGGCGGGGCCTGGGTTGGCGCAGGCGAGTTTGGACACGTTTTTGGGTTTGCCGGATCTTCCTCCTTTGCCAATAAGCTAACGGCATGAATGCGTTGAATGTGTGGGTTTTTGTGTTAGCGGCGGGTGCGACTTTGCGGCTGACGCGTTTGGCGGCGAAGGACCTGATTTTTGAGCCGTTGCGGTTGCGGGTTATCAACGTGCGGCCGTCGGAGTGGCTTATCCGGTTGGTGTCGTGTCAGCCGTGTATGTCGGTGTGGGTCGCTGCCCTGGTCACACCGTTGGCTGTCCTATTTGGTGACACATTGTGGTTTATTGCTCCGGCGTTGGCATTGACTCTTTCCGAAATCGTTGTTTTGGTAGCTATCAGTCTGGATAGATAGCGACACCCCCTTTGGTTTGATTAGGACGCAAACTCACAAACCGCTAGTTCTAGTAGTCTTCTTCGCAGGCAGTGGCGATGATGACGGTAGGGGTTCAGGATGGCTTGGCTGCGTGATTTGTTCCGGCGGCAGGAGTGGAGCCCAGCGGATGCGAGGAGTCCGGTAGTTCGTAGTTTCGCGTCAACGTCTTTGGCGTCTGGTCCTATTACGACGGCGTTGAACCTGCCGCGGTCTGGTTGGGATTGGCAGCGTAAGGCGTGGGATTTTTACGATGTGGTGCCGGAGATGCGTCTGGTGGTGGGGTATCGGGCTGCTGCGTTGTCGAAGGTGAAGCTGCAGATCGGGCGTGTTGATGGTGGTGTGACCGATATTGTGGATACACCGCAGACGCAGGCGTTCCTCGAGCAGTTGTTCGGTGGGGTGGAGTATCACGGGAGTGCGCTGGCGCGGATTGCGCAGCATTTGACGATTGTGGGCGGTACATACATCGTCATTGTGAAGGGTCACGAGTCGGATGAGTGGCTGATTATTCCTCCGGATCAAATGGATTTCACCCACTATTACACGCGTGTGGATGAGAACGGGAATTCGCAGCAGGCTGGGTTCATTTCTTTCAACGATCCTGGTACGGGCAACAAGCGGAGAGTGCCCATTGGGGATATTAATTTCCTCCGCATTTGGCAGCCGCATCCCAGGAACTTTTGGGATGAGGATTCGCCTACCCGCGGCGCTATTTCTACGTTGGAGAAGATCGCGTATTTGGATGCGGTCATTAAGTCTGCTGCTAGGTCGCGGCTGGTTGGGTCGGGTGTGTGGTTTTTGCCGCACGAGTTGTCGCTTCCTGCGGCTACGGTTACGGGGAGTGGGTTGAGCCGGGAAGATTTCTTTAAGAAGGAAATCCATGATGCGATGACGGCATCGCTTAGTAACCCGGATTCGGCGGCGGCGCAGTCACCTATTTTGGTTTTTGTTCCTGGGGAAATGTTGGACAAGATTCAGAAGCCGGTGAATTTTTGGTCTGAGTTTGATCAGGCCGTGAATGAGTTGAGGGATACGGAGATTCGCCGGTATGCGGCGGGGCAGCCTTTGCCGACGGAGAAGATCACCGGGGTGGGGGATGTTAATCATTGGACGGATTGGCATCTGTCTGAGGAGGACACGAAGTTCGATATTGGTCCTTTGGCGTCTTTGATCACTGATGCGATCAGTCCGTGGCTTGTGCAGCCGGTGTTGGGTCCTAGGCACATTTTGGTTCCTGATTTGTCTGATGTGGCGTCGCGTCCGGATCGGACACCGGAGGCGATCAATTTGTATGGGGCTGGTGTTATCACCCGTGGTGAGGCCCGTTTGGCGTCTGGGTATCCGGAGGATCTGCCTGACGATGAGGAGCAGGCGGCTGCTGTGTCGATACCGGCGCCTAGGGAGAGTCAGGACCCGCCTGTGCAACCGGATGTGGATGAGGAAGCTTTCGCGGTCGCGGACATGTTGGTGCGGGATGTGATGTGTACGGGTGGTGCGTGGCTTTTGCGGCACACTGGCCGGGAGCACAGGTCCATGTTGGAGCCGGTGCCGGCGATGGAGCGGCATGTGGTGTCCCCTGCTGTTGCTGAGGATGTGCTGGCGCAGGTTCTTCCGAGGGTGAGGGAAAAGTATGACGAAGAGCGTGTTAGCAGTGCTCTTTTTGGTGTGGTGTCTGATTATGTGCGTGATTTGTACAGTCGCAGGGCATTTTATCGGCCTGGACAGTTGAGGTCGCAGGTGTGTCAACGTGGCTAGTTTGACGGATTTGGATGACGCGGAGCGGCGTGTTTTGGGCGCGGTGGATGCGGCGTTTCGTGAGTATTTGGGGTTGGTGAAGGACCAGGTTTTTGGTGATCCTTCGCGTCCGGATTTGGTGCGGTGGCCTGCTGGTGTGTGGCCGTTGTTGATGCAGGCGCATGTGGTTCCGGTTGTGCGGCAGGTTTTTGAGGATGTTGCCCGTTCTGAGGGCGTCGAGGACCCGGTGGGTGCTTCTGCGACTTTTGTGGCTGGTCTACAAGATGTGGTGGAGAATGAGCATATTCCGCGGCGTGTTTTGGAGGAATTCTCCAATTTGTTGGAGTCTCCGGGGTATGTGGCGTCGCCTGCTGCTGGCGTGGCCGCGTTGTTGGCGGCGGGGTCTGTTGTGTGGGTGGGCATGTTGACGGTGGCGGCGGTGAACGTGGCGTCTGAGGCCGTGAATTCGGCTACGTATGCGGCGGCTGCTGACCGCCGGCGGCGGGATCCCCGGGCGACGGTCGTGAAGCGGTGGCTGGCTCGTCACGATGACCGGACGCGTCCGTCGCACAAGGCCGCGGATGGTGAAGAGGTGCCTGTGGACACAGCGTTTACTGTGGGTGGTTTTCCCCTACGATTTCCGCATGACCCTTTTGGGCCGCCTCAGGAAGTTATTAACTGCAGGTGCCGTCTCAGCTTTGGAGCACAGTGATGAGCAACGTTCAGTGGCGTGGGGTTATCGCCCCTCTTAATGTGGCGGATGCTGCTGGCCGCAAAATCCGGTCGGCTAAGACGCGGATGCTTCCTTTGCCGTTGCGGTATGCGGCGGCGGACTGGGGTGGTCACAGCGGTGCGGTGACGGTCGGTTTGATTGACCGTGTGTGGGTTGAGGGCTCCGAAATGTGGGGTGAGGGCCGCTTCGACACGGAGGACCCTTATGCGGCGGATGTGGTACGGAAAATCCGGATGGGGTTTGTGCGGCACATGTCGGCTGATATTGAGCCTGGTACCGAGAAATTGATGGCCGCGACGATTGTGGACATTCCGGCGTTTGAGCAGGCGGAGATTAAGGAGTTGCGGACGAAAGAAGACGATCCTGACCGGGATGGTGTGGGGGATCGGGTTTTGGCGCACGCGTTTCGGGTGGTAGGCGATTTGGATTTGCCGCTTGCTGACCGCGGCAGGGAGTGGGACGCGGCTGCTGCGACAGCGCGTGTGGCTGCCTGGGCTAAGAACGGTGACGGTATTGATCCGGGGGAGTACAGGCGGGCGTTCTTTTATCAGGATGAGGATTCTGATCCTGCGTTGCGGGGTTCGTACAAGTTGCCGTACGCGGATGTGATTGATGGGGCGTTGACGGCTGTTCCCCGGGCGGTTTTCGCTGCTGCTGGTGGTCACGGTGTGGATGCTGCTGATATTCCGGATTCGGATAAGCAGACTATTAGGAGCAGGATTAGTTCGTTGTATCGGAAGATGGCTAAAGAGTTTGATGATCCTGGTTTGGTAGCGCCGTGGGACAAAGACGACAGTGATGACGGTGATGATTCTTCGTCGTCGGATAGTGGGTCGTACGCTGCGGAGGAAGACCAGGTGCGGCAGTTGGTTGTGCAGAATCGGCTTGCTTATGCGCAAGCAGTGGGGAGTGTGTGATGGGTTGCAGTAGTTGCGGTGGTGGTGGTGTCGTTTCGGGTTCACCGGCGGGTTCTGCGGGTGTTCAGGCCCGTAATGGTGTCCCTGTGCGGTATGTGTGGCGGTGGACCGCTAACGACGGTGGTGAGGTGAAGGATTTCGCGTCTGAGGGCGAGGCCCGGGCGTGGCAGAAGATTGGTAACGCCGGGTCTTTGATGGTTGTTCCTGGCTAGAGGGTTGCGACGCTAGGTGGTGAATACGGGCGGGTCCCTAGCGTCGCAACGCCTAGCTGGGGTTTGGGATGGTCAGCTAGGCGGGTCCGACTTTAACGCTTGACACCCCAGGGTGTCAGAGTCTTTAGCGGCCCTGTAGTAGTCGCTTTCCAGATGTGTTAGTCATGATAGGTGATCATCCTGTTAAGACTTTAGCTCCGCGGATGGCGTGGGCAGAACATTGTGGACACCATTGTGTCCCGTCGAGTGTCCTCCGTGTTATCCGCTGACACTGCCCGCACCACTCACCATGCCCCGTCAACGCAGAACGGTCTAGAACGCCCGTAGAAGGCCCCGAATCCTGGGGTGCAGGGTTGTGCACCCCCCGGCGTTGTTTATCGCTCCGGCGCGGCTGTGAAGGGCCCTGCGTAGCGGGTGGAGGAGAAACGTCTTCCACCCGAATCTCTTGTAGACGGTGCAAATAGACCGCCACGATGTCCCGCACCCCACTGTGAGTACTAGCCACCAACGCTGCCCGCAGCAACGGCCACACAGCCCCCTTCCGTAGAAGCGGTTTTGTTTTTCTAGCCAGCTGCCGCAGCTGCGTCGGTGAGGGCTGGTGCCCATACCACGGGAGGGTGTCGATTTTGGTTTTGATGTCTTCATCAACCTCCTCCTCCTCGACCGGTTGGGGAGCTACACGTTCCGGGCTGTTCGCGGAGGAGGTAGGAGGAGGAGATTCATCTAGTTCAAGTTCATATAGTTCGGGACCTGTTTTCGGGCCTACCGGGGACCTGTTTTCGGGCCTACGTAGGCCCGTTTTGGGGTCTACGGCGCCACCTGCGGTTTTACCAACTGGGGCCTTCTTGGGTGGAGGGTTATCCACAGACTTTTTCGCGGCATGAAAATCGGTGGTACTCAGGTGCCCTTCCCACCCTGGTGGGGGATTCATCCGGATTCGGTACACGTTCCGGTCCCGCATGTTCCCCGTCGTGGTGTGCTGCGTTGAGATCAGTCCGTGATCTTGAAGGTCCGCCAAGTAAGGCCACACCTTGTCGGCGCGGGATAGGCCCATCATTTCCGCGAGGGTGTGTTGAGACGGCCACACGCGTTGGTCGCCAGTTTTAGCGCGCTGGTTGTTTATGTGCGCCCGCATCAGTAGGTACAGCCGGATCGATGCGTGTTTGAGGGGCGCGAGGAGTATCCAATGTGGCGCCAGTACGAAGTCGTACTGTGGTTCGTCGGGGATGATTTCTATGGGTGTATGTGGATCGTGAGACACGTGCCTTCTCCTGGCTCGTGTAGCTCGTAGATTGACGTGGACCACGAAATGTGTGGGTCAGATAGACCAGAAGCACTTCATCCTGTAATCTAGAGCTACTAATTTGTTTTGCTTGTGTGACCCAGCCGGCTTTTGAAGCGAGTCGGCTGGGTTTTTTTCTGGACCCATCCTATACCCCGGGGTTAAAAACCGCAGGCAAGTAACACACCTACATTGGCCGCCCAATGTGCACACACACAGCGTGACGCCCCAATGGCCCCCTTGCAACAACTTTTACCCCCCCCTTGCACAATCCGTACCCAAACGCGTAGGGTCCTGCCTAGTCCTGCTGGTACACGGTCCGAGGACACCACAATCACATAAAACACGCGCTTCGTCTGGTACACGGTCCGGGAGCGGCACCCTTATCGCCTGCCGCCCACAAAGGACCGGTCATGAAAGACAAGCTCAGCAGTGTCATCAGCGCATACCTCGAGCCCGACAAGAAGACGTCCCTCGCGACGGCCCTAGGCGCTATCAGCGACGATGACTTGGGCTCCTTTCTCGCGACCGTTAACGAAGAATCGCAGGCCCTGATCGCTAAGGGTGTCGACATAACCCCTGAAGAGCTGGCCCGCCTGGATGGCCTTACTGAGGTCCTTACTGCCGTGACTACACGCCAAGAAATGAAGACTCAGGAAAGCGCCGCTAAAACTGCCAGCGAGACGCAAGCCAGACTCGCTGAGTTGCAAGAAAGGGTTGCTGCTGCTCAGCCAGACCAGCAGAAACAGCAGGGTAGCGAAAAATCCGGTCTCACTCCTGCCGGTACTGATGCATCAGCCTCCGCATCACATACAGATACGAATGCTGCTACTTCTGCTTCTACGGGGCAGTTGGAACCCCCGAGTTCTCCTCACCCTGCCCCGCAGGCAGCGGCCCCTGTTGACGGCGAGCTGGTCGCGGCTTATGCGTCCCCCGCATCCTTCCGCTCGCTCGCATCGCTACCGCCGGGGCCGCTGCCATCTAAAATGTCTGCTTCTGGTCTTACGTCGACGTTTGCTGCGACGAGTTCTGGGCAGCTCACGGACCGCCGGTACGAGTCGGTGGGCGAGATCGGGGATGCTCTGCTCGCGCAGATGCGCACTTACCCGGCTTACGCCCCCGGTAATGACCAGTTGACCTACTTGGCGTCGTACAAGCGGCCTAACGTCGAGGAATACACGGTTCACAACCGGGATTCCGATTTGGATGTTATCGAGTCGGTTGTCGCTAAAGGCCCCCAGTGGGACCGTTCAGCTGGGCAGTTCGCCGCCGGCTGGTGCGCCCCATCCCCGAACCTGTACGAACTGTGCCCTTACGTCACGACCCTGGACGGGCTCGTTGACTTGCCTGAGATCGTGGCTGCCCGCGGTGGTGTCCGCACCACATCAGGCCCCAACTTCGCCACCCTTTACGCCAACGCCGCTATCGGGCAGGTCCTCACCGAGGCGCAGGTCATCTCCGGTACCACCAAGACGTGTATCGAAGTGGACTGCCCCACCTTCGTTGAGACCCGTCTCGATGTGAACCCGCTGTGTGTCACCGGGAACCTGTTGACCACCGCCGGGTACCCGGAGTACGTGGAGCGGTTCATCCGCGAAGCTGTCGCCGCGAACATTCACAAGATCAACCTGAACATCCTGACCCGCATGGTGACCGCATCCACCGCGGTGGACATGGCCACCCCGCCCGCGACTGGGCCCGTAGACACCTCGTCTGCGTCTTGGTTCCTTGACGCTGCGAGCCTGTACGCGGTGTGGCTGCGTGACCGGTACCGCCTCAGCCAAAACGCGGTCATCGAAGTGGTGGCCCCGTACTGGTACCTGCAGCAGATGGAAGCAGACCTGTCCCGTCGTAACGGAGTTGACTTGCTCACCTCCCGGGACCGGCTCACCGCTGCTGCTGCTGAGCGGAACATCAGGATTCAGTGGGTGTACGACTGGCAGCCCATGGCCTCCACCGCTGCTGGAGCGGAAACCCGCCCGTTGAATGCTCAGATCCTGGTGTACATCCCCGGTACGTTCGTGAAACTGTCCGCGCCGGTGATCAACCTGGGCACCATCCACTCTGCAGCTCAGCTGGCGACTAACCAGTACACCGCCTTGTTCGTTGAGGACGGGTTCAACGTGTTGGAACGCTGCTTCGAGTCGTTGGTGATCACGGTCCCGACGTGCCCATCCGGTACCACCGGTGCCGCGTCTGGGTCTTGCGACTCCACCCCGTAACACCCCTTCCCGTTAAGCCACTACAGGTGGGAGCAGGTCATGTCGGTACAGGTAGATCCACCCGTTAGGGTGCCCTACCGGTATGGCCTGCTGTCCACTTCGCAGATAGTGGAACACGGGGAAAGCCTCCGCCTTCAGGCCGATTACCAGTTCGATTCCGTATCGTGCCATTCGGGTGTTGTGTGGGCTCCGGTTTGCGCTACCACCTTCAGTGTCACGTTCACGCGTACTGCGGTCACGGACCAGTTCACGGTAACTGTCAGCGTGGGTGTTCTCGCTGACTACGAGTACAGCGTCAACGGTGGGGCTTTCGCGGCTCTCACATCGCCTATCGTCATCGCGGATGCTCCTCCTGTGACCGTGGAAATCCGGGAAGTCGCAGGTCTAGAACGGTCTGTCACCCGCACCGACATTAATCCTGATGCCGCGGAGGGAACCACATTCGTTTTCACATCAACGCAAACGAATAATGATCCGAAAGAAGTCACTGCCGGTATCACGAACCGCACCGCGACGCCGTTCGTGATCGTGTCGGGTGTGTCCTGCACCCTGATCGCCACCCCTGACATTGTTCAGAAAGCCCGTGATGCCCTTACAGCTTCAGAGCAGCGGCTCGTTGAGCAGCAGTTCTGGACCACGCAGCTAGCAGGCAGCAGCCCGGTCCTGCCTGCTGGCGGCGCGGCTGTACCTCTCATAGAGGCGGTAGCCGCGCTTGAGGAATATTTGCGGAACACCACAGGCGCTGTTGGCGTCCTCCATTCCGACGCTTACCTGGCCCCGTATGCGGCGAATTTGGACGTCATCAGTGAACTTAACCCCGAAACGGTGAAACGCACCGCTTTGTGGACACCGTGGGCTTTTGGCGGCGGATACGCCCGAACTGGTCCCACTGGGGAAGCGGCGCCAGCAGCTGGCCAAGCCTGGATTTACGCCACCGGCCCCATTGTTGTGCACCGCGGGGACATCTTCCCCAGCCTCCAAGCCAAAGACGGCTTCTCGGTCACAACGAACCAAGACTTCCAGATCGCCGAAAGGTCCTATGTGGTGATCCCCGATTGCCCCATCGCCGCTGTACTAGCCGATACCTCACCGTAGGAGCCGGATGTGACTGTACGTATCTATCCGCCTAGCGGTGACAGCTCTGAAGCCACCCGCATAGCGGCATCACTGCTGGACGCCGCTGATCACCCATCCCAGGTAGCCGTGGAAACCGGTGTCGGGAATGGCCTGTCGTTTCTGGTCCCTGATGAGGTAGCAGCTAAAGCGAACCTCAACCCCGACCCAGAAGGCGACGCCCCAGCTGAGGGCAAGAAGAAGTCCGGTAAGAAAGGTGCCGCATCATGACCGCACGCTGCGTAAACGCCTACAACGTGGAGGTGTTGCGGTTCACCAAAATGGGTCCTTGCGGGCCTATCTACGGCCCGTGCAGCACCCTCGTCATCGACTGTTTCGAAACCGTCGAAATCAACGCTGACATCGAAGACGGCGAAGAAATCGCCCCTGTCACCGCCAATGGGAAGCTGTGCGCGTTTGTGCCAGCCCCCAAACTGGACCGCGGCTTCGAAATCGTGGCGAACATCCAAAAGAAATACCCCAACCTGTTCACGTTGATGAACCCGAACTGGTTGCAGTCCATCGACGAACTGGGCAATATCACCGGATACCAGCACATCCCCGACGTGTCCCTAACCACCGGTGTAGCCATCGAAGGTTGGGAAAGCGTCATCGGCGCCGATGTGTGTTCCCCCGGATCAACTGGCACCTGGAACTACTTCGTGATGCCGTACGTCACGAACTTCGCCCGCGGTGACCTAGAACTGGGTAACAGCGCGCACGTGGAAGAGTGGAACGGCCACACCTTGTCCGGGAACTTTTGGGGAACCGGCCCCTACGATGTCCGGAGAAACGCTGACACCGGTGTCGCTGGCCCACTCATGTCAGCGCTTAACTCCCGGTCGCAGTTTTATGACGAGGTAGTAACCCTGGCTCCACCAGCCGCGTCGTGTGAATGCCAGCCGCTGTCCAACCCCGATGGTCCAGCGTTGGTGTTGTCTGAATGCACCCCGGCCAGCATGATCCCAGAGATTACTGCTACAGCTTCTGGTGCCCGCCCAATGCAGGTCAACTGGGGCGACGGAACCGCGCCCGCGTCGATCACTTCAGCGACACCCACTACCCACACCTACGCCGACCCGAACCGGTACATCATCTCCGTGAAGTACACCGACGCTGCGCAAGAAGAGTCATTCCTCGTGGTCACGGTGCCATGTCCGTAGTCAACGGTGCCCGGCCACTAGACTCCCCACCAGCTGCCCCTAGAGGCGGTCGTGAAGGTGCGGGTGATGTGTCAGCATCCATCATCCGCACCCTCACGCCACTCATCGTCGGACTCATCATGAGCGTGGTAGGCAGCGAAGTCGCCGATATTGATCCAAGCACCCTCACCGCTTGTGTCAGTACGTTGTTGACCGCTGCCTACTACATCCTTGTTCGTCTCCTAGAGAAACGGTGGCCCAAAGCCGGGTTCCTGCTGCTCCTCCCGATCCGTCCCCGCTACGACAGGAGCTAGCCATGGCCGTGCCCTGCGCGGACTGGCCGATAGACGAAGCGTGCTCCTTCGGCATCCCCGCTGACCCGGAAGACCGGGACCCTGTGCAGGCACACGCCGTAGCTGTGGCGTCGGAGATTTTGTGGCGCTTCACCGCAACAATGTTCGGGACATGCCCTCTCGTAGTTCGTCCTTGCGGACGCCGCTGCAGCGGGTTTTTCGATTACTTCCCGTCGCAGCTTCCCGACGGCCGGTGGATCAACATCACGTGCACATGCGAAAACTCGCCCTGCGGCTGCTGCAACGTGTGTGAAATCCGTCTGGATGGGCCTGTCGCGTCGGTTACAGAAATCAAAATCGACGGTGTAGTGATAGACGAGGACACGTACCGCATCGACGGCGGGGACATGCTCGTTCGTGTCAGCGGTGACTGCTGGCCTGCGTGCCAAGATTTGGCTTTGCCGGACACGGAAGAAGGAACATTCTCCGTGTCGTATGAGCGTGGTCTCCCTGTGCCACCTGGTGGGCAGCGGGCTGTAGCCGCGTTGGCCGCTGAGATCGTTAAGTCGTGTACCGCTGGCCCGTGTCGCCTCCCGGCGCGTGTTCAGGAACTCGTCCGTCAGGGTGAGCGGATCCAGTTGATCAACGACGTAGATTTTTTGCGGTCAGGTCTAACTGGGTTGCCCGAAGTGGACTTGTGGGTGGTCGCGGTGAACCCTTCGGGGCAGAGGGAACAGTCCTCTGTGTGGTCGCCCGATTTGCAGCCCGCTCTGCGGCACCAAACGTGGCCATAAAAGGGGATAAAAAATGGCCACAGCGATAACCCCTTTCATGACAAGCGTGCTAGCGTGCATATGCACGCAGCTGTCCACAGATGGGCGCCCAGCCTGTGAATGCTGCCAACAAGTCGGGCAACCAGTCATGGACGGGTGCGACTGTGTATGCGAAGAAGACGGCCAAGGCCGCGCCTGGATCACATTCCTGGGAGCCGACTTCACCCAGACAGCGCCAGCGCACTGCCCAACTGGCGTGTGGGAAGCACGGTTCCAGGCCGGTGTGTGGCGGTGCATCACTGACCACAGCGGTGAATGCGCAGACTCCACGGTGGATGCTGCAGGAGTAGCCGAGGACACCACTTCAATCGTGGAGGCCTTGACGTGTTGTTCCGCTTTCACTGGCCGTACCTGGCGCATGACTGGGGTTGAAGTCGTTGGCCCTGCCGGAGGCTGCGTTGGTGTGTCAGCCTCCTTCAACGTGCAATTTACGCGCCTTTCTACGGTGTGACGCTTCTTCTCTGACCGCTTCGTAAATGGGTGTATGGCTTACACCCACAATGCGGGCAACAGCGGAGGCGTTTCGGCCACACAGTTTCCACATGTCCACGAGTATCTGTTTCCTTAGGACACCTAGGTGCCGCAAGTACTCGCGGCCCATTTCCATGCTTTCCATGACTTGTTGGTATTTGACCAACTGTGCGTGCATCTCGTCCCCCATTTCCTCCATAGGCCGGACCCTACAATCCTCACCCCACCCTTTTACCGGGTAAAATTGAAGAGTGGCTACATACATCATTAATCAGGCGAACAGCATCTTTTCGGGCCCTCGTGGACAAACGTTTCACACAGAGCCTGGTCCGTTTGTTGACGCAGCCGTTCGGTCGGGGATCATAACTCGCGTAGACGCTGCGGAAACACGGAACAAGGAGCCGAAACAGGAGGCCGAAAAGGCCGAAAAGGCCAGCAATAAAGCCGATACCAAAAAAAAGACTGATGTGTAGTGGGGGTCACAATCCGTGAGCAAGGCATTCGGCAGCTCACTGCCGGGCCTGTCGCTTCCTGGACTCGTGCCCTAGCCGGACGCGTAAAGAACCGTGCTCAGTCACTGTCCCCTGTAGACACTGGGCTGCTACGCCGTTCCATCACAGCGCACCCACCGCGTGTTGCCGGGTTCCATGTGCGGGCCACTATCGCCACCGCAACAGGCTACGGCCTGTACCCCGAAGAAGGAACCGGAATCTTCGGTCCCAAAGGTCGTGTCATCAAGCCGCGCACTAAACCATTCCTCGTCTTCCAGCCTCGTGGTCTAGGCCACGTCATCCGGACACGAAGCGTCCTGGGCCAAAAACCCCAGCATTTTATGCGTGACGCGCTAACGGCTATAGTAGGTGCACTCTAGGGGGACATATGGATGACGATGGTTTGAAAACACTCTCTTACAAGACGGAAGATGTTGAACCGGGCACCCCAGAACGCGTTAAGGTCCAGTTGGGAGAGAAAACATACGTTGCCCGCTGCCCCACCGACTACGAATTTTTTAAACTCGTTCCTGCGCTACGGGAAGCTGAGCAAGACCCCACATCGTTCAACCTGACACCTCTCCTCGAAGCGTTCTTCGACAAGGTTGACGTCAAAACAATTGACCAGGACGCGTCCCAGTCCACAGCCAGTATCAGCCTGATGGGCGACATTTTCCCGTGCCTGAAAGCGTTGGTGGATCACTACCAGCCGCTGATCGAAGCCCGACTTAACGCCACGAAAAAGAGCATCAGCGGCCCAAAAGGGTCACCGGGATCCCCACGGGCTGGCCGCAGGTCCTAATCCTTGACGGCGAAGAATACGCCTACAAGGAATCCCCGGACCAGGACCTTCTTCTCAGTATCGCCACGTCATCCCAAGCCCAAACCGATGAAGAGTTGCTTTCTGTTATCGGGTACGCAATGGACACCCCGTCGCAACGCCAGCTCATCAGCCGTATCGTCAACAAGGATGATCCCCTCACAGGTCTAGGCCTGTTGGTTTTGGCGAACCGGATCAGCGAAACAGCTTTGGGAATCAAATTGGACCAAGCCGCAACCCTTGCGGCTACTGCGGTCCGTGGCTGGTTTCCGTTCACAGCGTGGTGCGCCACCCGCGGTACACCAGCCAATAACATGCCTGTGCACCTTTTACTCCCATCTGTATATGGATGGCTCATGCACACATGTAATGAACAGAAAGATCTTGATAGGCTGAACCGCAGGATTTTTGGTGCAGTTTCACCATGGTAGAGGCGGTTCAGTGTGGCCACGACAGTAGCTGACGCTGATGTCCTCGTCCACGCCGATGTGAGTGTTTTCGCCCGTGAACTACGCAAGGAAATAGCCGGGATCGTTGACTCCATTTTGGCTGCTGTCGATGTACACGCCGACACGGACGAAGCAGAAGACGACGTGAAGAACCTGAAACGTCGCATAGAAAGCGGGAAACCCGCCAAGATCGACGTTGAAGTAGACACCGCTGGTGCACTTATCGAAGTGGAACGCCTGAAACGTCGCATCGACAAAACGGAACACATTCAGGTCAAAGCCGATGTAGACAGAGACTCACGCCGCGGGATCCTGTCCACATTCATCCAGCTGGGTAACACGGCTGCGTCGTTCTTCACTAAGTCTTTGGTCAGCGGCCTGTCCAGCCTTAAAGAGGTAGGGCAACGCGTTTTCACCAGCGTTGCTTCAGCGGGTGCGCTCCTCATCATCGCTCTACCACTGATCTCGGCTGCCGCCGTTGGCCTGATCAAAGTGTTTCTAGCTTTGCTGCCCCTAGCAGCTGCTATACCGGGGTTCCTCCTCGCGGCAGGTGGTGCAGCAGCTGTAGCGTTCCTCGCGTTCAGGAACCTCACAGAGGCCATATCCGGTGACGCTGAAGCGATGCGGAAACTGCCACCCGCAGCTCGCGAGGTAGTCAGCGTTCTCCGCAGCTTCCTACCCGTTTTCAATGAAATCCAGCAGTCCGTGCAGCAGAAACTTTTTACTGGTCTAGCTGGGCCGATTCAGCAGCTAGCCAATGCTGTACTCCCCGGGTTGCGTACCGCCCTGGATTCCATAGCGACATCCATCAACACGGGCATCGTCGCGTCTCTGAACGTCCTGAACTCAGCCGCTGGCCAGTCGAAGTTGAACCAAATCTTCGGATCGACAGCGAAAACCGTGGATTCCCTGGTCACGACCACGCTGCCTGCGTTGACGAACGCTTTCCTGTCCGTGGCGGCAGCTGGGGCGAAAATCGCGGAGAAGATAGCCCCCAAGATTGCCGGGAAAATAACGGAAATCGCGGACCGTATCACTCAGTTCGCCGAATCGGGTGGCCTCGAACGGGCGTTCGATAGGGCTGTTGAGTTCGCTAAAGATTTGCTGCTCACGCTGCGGCTGATCGGCGAGATCATAAAAGAAATCGGCAGCGGGATTCTCTCCGGGTTCACCGCTCTATTCCCCGGTAAAAGCTCCGAGGAGCAATTCGGGTCCTTGATCAAGTCTTTGCAGATCCTGCGTGATCTGTTGAAGGAACCCATCGTTCAGGAAGCGTTGAAGGGTATCGGTATCGCTCTTGTTGTGATCGCGGCGGCGATCGTGGCCGCGGCTTTGGCGTTCGGGCTTCTTGTCATAGCCATAGTTAAGACTGTTCAGTTTTTCCTTCAACTAACCACAGCGATCGGAACGTTCATAACCGGCACGATAAGCCTATTCACAGGCTTTATCACCACCATAATCAATTTCTTCGTCACCTTGACGACGACCATTGGTACCCACATCAACACGATTGTCGGGTTCTTCGCTGCCTTGCCGGCGCGGATAATCGCTGTCATATCGGCCTTGGTGAGCATTGTGGCTGGCATATTCTCCAACGTTTTCAACACAGCCCGCAGCATTGTCGCGTCTGGTATCAACGCCATAGTGTCGTTCCTGGCTTCTCTACCGGGGCGGGCAGCAGGTGCGGTAAGCGCCATCATCGGGATCCTTGCGAACATTTTCAACTCCGCGATGAACGCGGCGAGGAACGCCGTGTCGGCGGGTATCAACGCCATCGTCGGCTTGGCCCGCGGCATCGGCGGCCGTATACAAGGCGCTGTAGGGAACCTCGGTGGCCTGCTGGTGGGCGCCGGTAAAGCAGTCATCCAAGGCCTCATCAACGGCATGAAAAGCATGTTCGGTTCCCTCGCCAGCGCGGCTAGCAAAGTAGCGGGGATCATCAAGGACCACCTGCCGTTCTCCCCCGCGAAGAAGGGCCCCCTGTCAGGCAAAGGGGCACCAGAAAAAAGCGGTGAAGCGATTGGGCGGAACCTCGCAGCAGGTTTGGAGACGTCCACACCCACCGCAGGTAAGGCAGCTTTCGGGACAGCCGAAGCCATCGAGGCAGCGTTCCAAAGCATTGTTCGTGACCTGCTGTCCTCCGGTGGCGGTACGGGTACCGGGATGCGCATCCCCGGCTTCGGGGATGGTGGTCTCGTCACCCGGCCCACCCTGGCGATGGTCGGCGAAAAAGGCCCGGAAATGATCATTCCTACCCAAAAACCTGCCGCATCGGCGGCGTCCAGTTCCACTGTGAACCGGACCCTAAGCCCAACAATCAATGTGACATCAGCAGCAGCCGACCCTGAAGTGGTCGCTAATCGTATTTTGCGTCGTCTTGTAGCAGTGGGGGCCTGACATATGTTCACAGGCTGGATGCATTATGCGGACACCGAAATCGTTAACGAAGCCCGTCTCGCCGCCTACGCGACTGCTTTGAACATTCCAGGGTTCCAGTGCGAGGAATGCCCCACACTGCGTACCAGCCTGGAACAAGACCCGTACACCAACCCCACCGACGATGACGCCCCGTGGTACGACCCGTCCATAGCCGAATCAGCTCAGGTCGCCGGGTTCCAAATCCTGTCCATCAACGGCCTCGGTGACACTGGTAGCAGACGCGTAGATCAACTCGCCCGAGACGGCGCTGTGGTTGGTCCCCGACGCAGGGCGTCACGCGAAATCACCATGAACCTTGTTGCGGTAGCAGCAACAGAATGCGCCGCGTCCTACGCCGTGTCGTGGCTATCGCGGGTCCTACGCGGGCAGCAATGCAGCCCCATCAACAGCCAATCGGCGATTGTTCCCACCACGTGTTCCACCAGCGCTCTGTGTTTGCTGACGTGTTGCCCCACAGTCCCAGCGGACATGGCGAAGTACCAGGTGAGCCTGTTCAAAGTGGGGGTTACTGAAGGCCCCACCGTGGTTAAACACCAGTCGACGCTGACCAGCGGCGACGCATGTGGGCTAGTGATATGCGAAGTGGAAATCGTTTTCACTGCTGGTGACCCAGGCTGGTACAGCCAACCCATCACCCTCGTCGACAACGTGGACATTGTGGACTTCTACGTGTCCACCAGCCTCATATTCGACATCACCGTCACCAGGGACTCTTTGGGATGCGGGAACAACCTTGGGTGCCTAGACGAATTCGAACTCGTCGTGCCGCCAGGGTGTGCCACCACAGACCCCGTGATCCCTTCTGTCCTTCCCCAACCCTGCACCGGGGACTCGTCGCCCTATTCAAACTTTTACTCCATACCCGTAGACATGACCGGAATATCTACGTGGATGGACCTCGTGCCCATGATCTACTACACCGGATCCCCCGAAGGCCCCGGTGATGTTCCCTCAGAAGGGCCCATCGACATACAGCTACGCAGGCCGACCGTAGACGAGCCGTGCGGTGAAATCGCGAACCCCTGCAACTCGTGTATCGAGGCCTACTCACCCGTTTTTGAGCGTGGAGAACGTAACGTCCTCGATTGGGTCAACCGGAAAGGGTTCCGGCTCAATAGCTCCAACACCAACCTGTGTCCCTTCCCCATATACACACGTGAGCTGGCCCCTTTCCGGTGGCAAACGATCACATGTGGACCCGAAATGTGTCTTGATGTTTTCATCAACGCCGACAACGACGGGCGCGCCGGGAAAATCCAGCTTGATGTGATGCGCCGCCAGGACGCCCTATGCTAAGGACCCCCCGATGCCTCTAGGGTGCGCAGAAGAATACAGCGTCGCAATTGTGCGGCAGCCAGGGAACATGACTGACCAGGGCACCCGCCCCGCCGTTGTGGGGCACCTGGAAGAACTCGTTAGCGTCGAGTGGGGTCGTGTCCTCAACGACACGTCCAAAGCCCGTATCACGGTCACCAAGTGCGTCACGAACTGTAAAACCCTGACCACCGGCGACGCCAGGTGGAGCAGCGTCGACCCGTGGGCCCACGAAATTTGGATCTACCGCGACGGTGAAATCGCGTGGATGGGTCCCATCGTGTACATCCGGGAAACCCCGCATTTCTTCCACTTTGAAGCCCACGACATGATCGCGTGGGTAGGTCGCCGGGAAATCATCAACTTCTACAGCACCACCGACGACGCAGCGTCGATAGCGTACGACCTGATCCAAACGTTTTTCCCGCCCAGTGACCCAGACCTTCTCCAGCACGTGGTGCTCCTCAACACGGCTAACACCCTGGTCACTGTTGAGTGGGACCGTGCCCAGTACGTGATCCTGCAGAAATGGCAAGACCTCATCAATGCTGGCCTGAACTACACCACCATGGCCCGGTACATATTCTTGTCCGGGCAAGACGTGCCGAACCTGAATTTCCCGTTCGTTTTGAACGCCGACGATATCGAATCGGAAGTGGAAATCCTTAAAGACGGCATCAACTTCGGGGACCACGTAGTCGGTCTCGGTGAAGGAAACACGTTCGGCACTGGCCCTAGCGCAGCTGATGAGGCCTACTACGGGAAAGTGACGTACCCGCCTACTAGATTCAACGACGTCCGCGACGACGCGCAGCTGCAATCGTTGACTATCGACTTGTACGACGAGCTGCGGGATCTGCGGCCCCAACTAGTGGTCCCATCCGGGTCAGCGCTGTCACCAGAGACAGACATTTTCAAAACCGGTTACAGCTTCCCTGTCGCGTTCCGGCTGGTGGACCAGCCCATTCCGGCGCTGGTTGATCTCATTCCCGGGCACAGGTACGACGTGCAGGTTGGGGAATCGTTCTGCCAATCAGCTACGTATCCGATGCGGCTGGGCCAGTTGGCTGTGACCTGGACTGATAAGCAGGGTGAGAAGATAGCGGTGTCACTGACCACTCTGGGCGATCAAACATAAAAGGGGATGAAAGATGGCGACAGCACGTAGTACTCCCCCGCTGGATGGGTGGGATGCGCTTGAACGGGAACTGACTGATCTGCGTCGCCGGGTAGCGGCTCTGGAGAACCGGAACGGCCGCAGTGTCGCTATTGGTACTAGTTATCGTTTGCAAATTTCGGGTACTGGAGCGGGTGCTTTGCTTCAGGCGTATCGGATAGCTGACGGTAACACCGTGCAGGTAGCACCGTAGGAGAACCGATGGGTGTATGTGGATGCGGTAACCAGCTGGCGGGGGCCTCTAATGGTCTTATCGCCGCTGGCGGCGGGATTACCCTGTCGGGGTCCTTTCAGGACCCGCCGACGACGATCACGGACAACTCGGCCCTGGGGTGGCTACCGTTTACCCCCGACACGCTCCAGTTCACGTTGGGTAACGCCTTAAACAGCAGCCGATATTTGCAGAACGATTTCATCGGCGACGCCGGCACGATCGATGTCATATACGCGTTCCGGTTCGGGAACACATCGACGTGGAACGCGTCAGAGTTTGAACTGGGGCTGCCGTCTCACACCTTGAACAATCCGGTGTTTTCCACGTCGGACCTTTACGCTCTCCACCAAATATTCGGGCACTGGACACTTTTCGACTCATCAGCGAACTTGTGGTACGAAGGTAGAACGTTTCTAGGCGCACCAGGTGGTTCCCACCCCGTGCGTATGCGGTGGGGAGACGACATCATAGGAACGAACACGAGCCTGCGGCAAGGAACCCCCATCACGATTGCCACCAACGACGAGTTGGTTGTCACACTCCATTGCGAGGTGCAGTAAATGGCTACTCCCTGCCTGTGCTCACAAGCCGAATCTGCTCCCACATGCGCTATCGACGACGGCCCAGGGATCATCCTGACCGGCACTAACCCAGTTGTTATCAGTACCCAGTCAGCGCAAGCATGGACCGCTTACACCCCAACCCTGACGAACTTCACCCTCGGTAATGGCATTAACGCTTCCCGGTACATGCTCAACGGTAAAACGTTGGACGTTGTTGTTGCTCTACGTTTCGGAACAACCTCCACCTTCACATCAACGGAGTGGCAGATCAGCCTGCCAGCCGGTGTAACACCCTTCTTCGACGTCAACTTGATCTATGTGGGTCACTCCCGCGGTGAGGCGTCGATGAAAGACGCATCCGCTGGATCTCCATGGTTCGAAGGTGACGTGTTCTTGTCGAACACCGGCGGGGCGTTGCGGGTCCGCTTCGGAGACGACTCTGCTGGTATCGCAACAACGGCAGGTGTTAAGCAAGGGACACCGTTCACATGGACAACAAGTGACGAGCTGACCCTGAAAGCGCGGTTGGAAGTAGTCTAGGAAAAAGTTTTAGGCCCCCAGATTTGATCTGAGGGCCTTTATGCAGGTCACAACGTTGCCAACCTACGTCGCAGCTTGCTCTTCTCGCTCTTTCCATACCTCAAACATCAACGCTGGTAAAGGATGCAGAGCCTGCGGCGAAGGCCGAGTCTGGGCCTTCGGGGGATCCTCGCCGAATGCAGGCAGTAAAAACGGCTCTAGGCAAGGTTGTT